AACAAGTCTATAATATGTAATATCATGACTGGTGTAAATACAACAGGTGTAGTTACATCAACAGGATCTATCAGTGGTAGATTCTCATGGGGAAGATTAACTGGAGGTGGAGTTGTTAGATCTGCTAATCCCATCTCGATAGGAGTAACAGGTAAAACTCTTTACTCTGGTATTTCAACTTTTCCAACAATTCAAAGAAGAGATTTTGGACTTAGAGACACTGGTGCTTTAAGAAAGGATCTCCCCTAGTATAAATATAGAAAAAAGCTAATGATATGGCTGCAATCGTAACTGATCAATTTAGAATTCTTAACGCAAATAACTTTGTAGAGACTGTTGAAAACTCTGCTAATTCTTACTATGTTGTGGTTGGACTTGTAAACCCAACAACACCTATTGTTGGTTTTGGAAGAAGTGAGGAGTGGAATACACAAACACCAAATCCTTTGGATAATTTTAATTATTCAAATCACGTTGGTGATACAATGACTTTTGGTAAAAAAGTAACAACGGATAACGTAAGAAGATTAATAACTAGAAGAAATTGGACACAGGGAACAAAATATGAGATGTATCGTCATGATTACAGTCTTAAAAATCCATCCCCTATTACGGGATCATCTAGATTATATGATTCCAGTTACTATGTAATGAATCAAAATTTTGATGTTTATGTTTGTATTGATAATGGATCTACTGGTATCTTGACCACTGGTAATGCATCTCAAGACGAACCCGTTTTTACAGATCTTGAACCATCAAGAGCAGGTGAGAGTGGTGACGGATATATTTGGAAATACTTATTCACTGTTCCTCCAAACGATATTATAAAGTTTGACTCAACAGAGTACATTTCAGTTCCTAGTAATTGGCCAACTGCTACTACAACTCAAATACAATCAGTCAGAGAGAATGGTGATTCAACAATAAACAATAATCAGATAAGAAAAGTTTATATCGAAAAGCAAGGTTTTGGATATACTCAAAATCAATCAGGAGTTGAGTGTGATATAATTGGTGATGGAACTGGTGCAAAAGTAGTTATAGATACTGATAGTGAAGGTAAAATTACAAAAACTAATGTATCATCTGGTGGATCAGGATATACTTATGGCATGGTTGATTTAGGACCTGTGCAAAAAAATACCACGGTTCAGGTCAGAGCAAAACTAGTGCCAATCATACCACCATCTAGAGGACATGGTTATGATTTGTATAAAGAATTAGGAACTGATAAGTTATTAGTTTATGCAAGATTTGATGATTCAACTAAGGATTTTCCAACTGATACTAAATTTGCTCAAATTAGTATTATAAAAAATCCAACAATTAATGGTGTTGGTTCAACTTCACATTTACTGCTAATCAATTTTCATCAGTAAATGCAGTTAAAGTAATTTCACCAACAGGAACACCTGCTATAGGTGAAAAAATAACCCAAACTGTTACTGGTGGGACAGCAAAAGGTTATATAGTATCATTTGATAGTGACACAAACGTCCTTAAATATTATCAAGATAGATCCTTATACTTTAATGATACCACTGGTGATCAAACCGATTATAACAACATAACTTCAGAAGCTAAAGTTCTTGCTTTTGAATCGAGTGCAGAAAAAATCAATGCTACAGGTGGGTTTCAAGCATCTGTAGACCAAAACTTCAGTGGTATTAGCACAAATCCAGAAGGAAATAAAGTTATATCTTTGGGAGTTAACTTTGAAAATGGTCTTGCTAATCCTGAGATAAATAAAGGGTCGGGTGAAGTAGTTTATCTTGACAATAGAGCAACTATTACAAGAAACTCAAGACAAAAAGAAGACATCAAAATCATCTTGGAATTTTAAAAAATGGCACAAAAAACAAATTTAAATATAAGTCCTTATTATGATGATTTTGATCCTAATGATCAATTTTATAAAGTTTTGTTTAAACCTGGATTTCCAGTTCAGGCAAGAGAATTAAGCACTTTACAGTCAATTCTTCAAAATCAAATTGAATCTTTTGGATCACATATGTTCAAAGATGGTTCAATGGTCATTCCAGGTAACATTGCCTATGATCAAGAATATTATTCAATGATAATTGAACCTGAACATTTAGGGATTCCAGTAAGTTTATATTTGGATGAATTAAAAGGTTTAACATTAACAAGTCAAACTACAGGTGTTAGTGTTGTAATAGACGATTACTTATATCCAGAGGATAGTGACCAGATAGACCAATTAACCATTTTTGTAAAATATTTAAACTCAGGTCCTGATAACGAAGCGTTGTTCCCAGACAATGGTGAAAATTTAATAGTTAATGAAACATTTGTATATGGAAATACATCAATAAATGCAGGTGAAACCGTACTAAAACTAATTGATGATGAATCTTGTTTTACTGGAACAGCTGCAAAATTAGGTGCTGGTGTCTTTTTCATTAGAGGCAATTTTGTTGAAGTTCCAGCTGGTAAGATATTATTAGAACCATATGATCAACAAGGTGTATCATATAGAGTTGGTCTTAATATAGATGAGCAATTTATAACAGCAAAAGAGGATAGTCAACTTTATGACAATGCAAGGGGATTTTCCAACTTCGCAGCACCTGGTGCTGATAGATTAAAAATTACTACCACTCTTGCTAAAAAAGCATTAACAGATACTAATGATACTAATTTTATAGAATTACTTAGAATTGATAATGGTGAGATAAAAGTATTAAATTCTGAAACTGAGTATAATTTAATTCGAGATTATTTTGCAAAAAGAACCTTCGAGGAATCTGGTAATTATTCATTAGATGATTTTAAACTAGATGTTTTAAATAGTTTGAATGATGGTATTTCTGGAGATGGTGTTTACAGAACAGGTGAATTTACCGACAATGGTAATATACCAGATGATGACATAATGTGTGTCAAAGTTTCATCTGGAAAAGCATATGTACAGGGATATGACATAGAATTAGATTCATCTACACTAATTGACGTTGATAAACCAAGAGATAAACAAATAGTTGAAAATGCATTAGTTCCATATCAGATGGGAACTATTTTTAAAGTAAATCATGTATCTGGAGTTCCAGCACCTAATATTGACCAAGATCTTACTGTTGAATTATACAACAAAAGAACCACCGCAGATAATGAAAAACAAGGAGATAAAATAGGAGAAGCAAGGGTCTACTCATTTTCTGTAACAGATGCTGCGTATAATGATGATACAACTGAGTGGGATTTGCATTTATTTGACGTTCAAATATTTACAAAATTAGAACTTAATAAAGCTGTTTCAAATAACGAAGTTCCTGTATCTTCTTTTGTAAGAGGTGTAAGTAGTGGTGCGACAGGATATGTATTTACAGTTTCTGGTGGTTATTCATGCATTCATTTGAGTGAAGTAACAGGTCAATTTATGGCAGGTGAACAACTTGTAATTAATGAAGATACATCTTTCAGTGTATCCGTCAAATCATTAAAAACATTTGGAATACAAGATGTTAAAGGAATTCATCAAAACACTGGATCTTTAGCTGGTTATGCTGTAAGTTTTACATCTGATACTGTTTTAAATCGAGTAATTAGTCCAAACTTTAGTAATTCTGATAAAATAACAATTACTGGGGCTGGTGCGACAACAAATGGAAGTTTTAATTTTGTAGGTGTTAGCACTGGAACAATATTAAGATACACTCCAGATGGAGAAACTGTTGAGAGATTTAATCGAATAGAAACAGTGTCATCAGATGGATTAAGTGTAACTCTTTCTGCAGTACCTAATATAACAGGTATATGTAACGGAGCATTAAATACTACAAAGTTAAGCACAACATTTGCTTTTGGTGTTCCAAATATTAAATTACAAGATAATAAAGGTTTATACGCAGAATTAGATAACAAAAATGTTTCGGATATTGACTTATCAAGTGCAAATCTCATAGTAGGGAAAAATATTACTGGTGAAAGTAGTAATGGATCGGGTGTTTTAACATTTGATTTATCTGCAAGTGGTATTTCAAGTGCATTTTATGAAAATTTTGACGAAGAAAGATACTCTGTTCATTACAGTGATGGAACTATTGAAAAATTAACATCTGATCAATTTGTTTTAAGTGATGATGGACAAACAGTTACCATTAATGGATTAAAAACAAGTGAATCTAATGTTGTTGTAAGTTCAACCCTTAAAAAAACTGATTTAAAAAGTAAACAAAAAGATTATATAAGGAGTCAAAGAGTGGCAGTTGAACAAACTGCTGTTGGTATTAATACTGCTTTGACAGGAATGACTCAAAGTAAAGATTATGGTTTAAGAGTAGAAGATAGAGAAATATCTTTAAATAATCCAGATGCAGTAAAAATAATTGGGGTATATGAGTCTTTAGATTCATCATCACCAACCCTTGATAAATTCGTATTTCCATCAGGTTTATCCCTTAATACTGCAAGTGTTTTGGGTGAGCAAATTATTGGAGCAGAAACTGGAGCAGTTGCTCAAATAATTGGTAGATTATCTGCTACAGAAGTTGAAGTCGCTGTTTTATCATCTACTGATTTTATATTAGGTGAAGTTTGTAACTTTGCAGAATCAAATATATCTTCAACTCTACAAGAAATTGTCATTGGTAATAATTCTAATATTACAAATAGATTCTCATTGGATAAAGGACAAAGAGAAGAGTTTTATGATTTTTCAAGAATAGTAAGAAAA